GGCATATACAATAATGCTAAACATTAGTGCAGCAATATCAAACACAAGTGGTTTCTGAGTCAGTTCATTCTTAACAGTATTAGAGATCTTATAATCGACCTTATCATCATTATCATCATCATCTTCATGATGATGATAATTAGTATTGCTGTTAACTAGCTGTTTAATTTGGAAATTTCCGATAGAATCTTTTTGATCGAGATAACCCAATTTTCTGTAGTAATTGCGAACACCAACACCAGCAATTACGGCGACTCTCTTATAATCATATAGTTGAGCAATTCTTTCAGCCTCTTTCATGAGTTTCTTACCATACCCCATATGTTGATTAGCATCATTATCGTTAGTGTTATTATTATCATCATTACTTACAGAGTCTTTCTTAACGGGTACAACAACTCCATAAACATGGAGTTCGCGAATAAGAGCGGTATTTAAAAGTTCTGGAAAGATATTTTCTGGAACCACTGTATCAATCTTTCTGTCGGTGTTTGGCAATCTAAGACGAAGGAATGCCAAGATCGTAGCCCGATTATTAGTTTCATAGCTTAAGAAATATTCTACTCCATGACTTGCATTATATCGTCTAACGACTAGTTCTGGTGTATCTAAGACTTTCGTATCTTTAACTTCGCGGCATCTGATGCATTTGCATGGTTCTGCATTTCTGCTTTTAATTTCGGATTCTAGAATGCTTCTAAGATCTTCCTTATCATTACCGCTAGTAATATAGAGGCTTGGAATATCTCTGATAATTCGGTTAATTCGGATCCATGGATGAACCATACCTTTAACTTTAATTAAGAGTTCGATTAAAGGACTAGATGGAATCTCCCGCTTCTTTCCAATCTTAATCTTAATATCTGGAATAGTTTCATCTGCATAAGGTGAGTAGCGTCGGTTATCAACCTTAGATAATCCCTTTTCATTAAGTTCATGATCGTAATCTTCTTTGTAAAGATCATTCCATAATTTAATCTTCGTCCATGGAACGACAGCACATGGATAGACTTTCCATTGATCGGCTTGTAACATAGGATCTTCTAAGACGGTCTTAAACATTTGAAAATCTTTTTCAACATTACTAGAAGGTAGATCAGGCATTAAATGAATATCGACCTTGAAACAGTTATTCTTTAAGAGCAGGATAGCGGCCTTGACCTGTTCGATAGTGCAACCACGATTAATATACTTAAGAATATCATTATCGGTGTGTTGAACACCAATCTGAACTCGTGTAACTCCGAACCGTCGAAATCTGACAAGTTCTTCATAGGTAACTTCATCTGGTCGTGTCTCCAATGTTAGCCCGATAATACGACAAGTTGATGATTCATTAAGCAAGATTTCTTCATCGACCGATAATCTGGGTCTGACTCTTTCCATGTCATCAACATTATGCGAAGAATAGAAGGTATTTGCAGCATAATACAAATCTCTAATAAAAGATTCCTGATAATCTTTTGGATAGGAAGACCAGGTTCCTCCTAGAATAATAAGTTCGATCTTATCGAATACATGACCAGTCGTTAGATAAGAATTACCTCGATCATTAAACTGATCTACAGGATCGAATCGGTGTTGATTAGCACGAGCAATACCAGGTTCTTTTAAGAGGTAGCTTCTAGGTTGTCCAGGTTCAGAAGGGCAATAAAAGCAATCATATTTGCAAGAAAAGTTTTTGTTCTTCTTGGCAAGATCGATCGTAGTACTATTCTTCTCTAATAACTGCTCTCGAACATTTCGATCTACATTCTTCAAGTATTCATTGTTATGAACTGCATCAATATAACTATCTTCAGCACTAGAGGGCCAAGGACTCGTTGCTACAGTTACAACCATAACGCCAGAAAGACCTCTAACCTTTTTTGTTACCATGAATTTTTCGTATTCTTTATGTCTTTTAATCTTGTTTTGTTGGATCATAGTCTTATAAACATATAGGACTTTCATAGGAGCAAGCACGATATGTGCAGTTTTCTGTTGTAAATTAATGAATTTTTGCATTTCGACGTGTGTCTTAATAGGTGTTTTAATCAATTCATAAATAACTTTTTCTATAGTTTCAACTTCACTGGAATCGAAATTTCGAAAAGGCGGAATAATGATATCCTCGATATCATTATTCACAGATTCATGTGTCTGAGTACAAGGTGTACTCATCTATAGTATATTTTCCTCTCTCTTTTTTAACTTAAAGTTAAATAATACAAAAATAAATATATATCAATTTTTAATATATATTATATAAGGTCTGCAACTTCATAAAGAGATACTCTATTGGCCTTCACCTCGATAGGATAGTCCTGACTAGGCTGGACTTTGAATTAATTAACAATATAAGCTAGACGCGATAAACAAAGTAATGCACGATCGCACTACTTAATTAACATTGGCCTTAGTTAATCTTTGCTTTCGGCAATTTGCTCGTTTTCGGGGCACATGAAAAACAAATTAAAGCCCTTACAAACATTGTCGGCGCCGCCATATCGCACAGACTTGGCCCGCAAAACACGCCCAGTCGAATCAGTGTATGAGACGGTAGATAGCATAGCTTTGATTTTAGCAGCAAGGGTAGCTGCTGTTTCGTACTTGTCCAACGTAGCGTAGATTACGTCTTCACTATTTAGCAGGTGTTCGGTTGATCCGAATGGCGAAAAGTCGGCCTTGGCTACAAGTATTCCCTCTCGATCCATGTCCCATTCTTTGATTGTGGCAGTACCCAGGATTTTTTCGAGCTGGCAAAAAGTAATAGACATCTTTAAAAAATTCGTTTTTTATATATGACATAGGATATATATAAAAAATAAATCAAATTATACATATAATATAAGTGGTGCCCTATAATGATCAAAGTAATGCATGATCGCACTACTTTAATTTAAAGTATCTATTATTTTTTCAAAAGAGCGATGTAAAGCTCTTCAAAATCAGTACAGGCCATTTGAGTTCCAGTACTGATATCGTTAAAAACATCTTGGCTAACCAAGATTTCAAACTGTTCGTTAGAATCCTTAATCTTAAGATTTTCGATAAGATTAAGCAAGTGAAGAACTGCTTGGTCTCGAATCTCTAGAAGGAGAGGGCACAACTCTTCCTCATCATCGTCGTTTCCATCTTCATTCACGATAATTGCATCATCATCGTCAAGATATGAAGGCAAGAAAAGACCAGCTTTTATACATGCATATTGTGGTGAAGCGCCAGAATTAATGTAACTATCATAAATTTCCTGGCATTCCTTTTTTTGGATAGGGCATGTGTGTTTGTTAAAATCGGTCAAGAGCTTCTTTCCATTAAAGAAGATCTTACCATTTTCGTTTTTGACTACATGAGTCTCAGTGTCATTATTATCATTGTTATAGACGATCTTAATGGTAACAGTAGACATCGTAACTCTTTTCCTCCTTTATATATAAAACAAGAAATCAATAAATCAAATCAATTTTTATATATAAAATAAGGGCTGCAGCGCTCCAGCCCTTCATCTTTGAAGATGAAAAATGGGCCACGTACTCCTTATAAACTCATTATTTCATGACAGAATTATTCTTTTGATATGAAGATATATTTAAGCTTATGGATTGGAAATTCACATATTTGTACTATCTGTATATTTTTTTGGAGTGCCCATTCTTCAAAACTAGTAGAAAGAATTGGTGACTTTATTATTATATTCTTAACTTTATCATGCAATTTGTTTAAAAGAGTGATAACACTCTGTTCATTACCACTAGAATCGGTGATAATACTATTATTAAAATTGAATGGTTCGCCAGTCTTAAAGGATGTACCCCATGGTGGGTCGAAATACACCAAATTTATCACTTTCATAAATTTCTTGTCATTCAATTTCTGAATAGCATCCTGATTATAGGCTTCTATACTAACATTATTCTTTCTCTTATCTTTATCATCTTTATCATCATTATCCTTCTTATCCTTATCCTTATCTTTTAACTTATCTACGGGTGAGAATAGCACATTTTGTATGTTATTCTGTAAACACTGAAATACTTTATGATCGATCTCGGTAACAATAACCATCTTAAAAAAATTAGATAGATTTATTGCATCCATGCCTAGACCTCCAAACATATCCCATACACACTTAGAGTCTTTACCATAATAGTGGTTTGCAAGTTCTGAAATTTTTATGGAGATATGACAAGGTGTAACATAGCTTAATTGGCTCTGCAAATAAGACCATCTTTTCCAATCATCACCGAACAGAATTTGTAGTCCTTGTCTTTTTGGATTTATTTCATAAATTTCATCTTTTTGCATTTATCTTCCTATTTATTTTACAAATAAATTGTATTATTAATAACAAATAAACGAATAAAAAGTTAATTATCAATTTTTATGTAATTTAAGTTAAAGAGAGTCAGCATCTCTAATAATCTCAGATAATGGCCTAATCCAATGATTCATCATCATATATTTATATCTTTGTATAAAATCAAAAGCAAGTCTTAATTCAGTATCAGTAACACCACATTTATTAATTATCGATCTTTTCCTGCTCATAATCAATAGGTCATCAGTTAATAATACATCTAAGATTGAATGCACATTAGTGCCAAGAGTTTGATAAAGTTCATAAGTTCTCTTCTCCATTCGCTGTCTTCTCTGCATCGCTAATTCTTGTTTTGAATTATCCCAAGATATATTCTTCTGTAAAGCATTAAAATAAATATCATTATTATGTTTATTACGTCTCTGTATTGCTGCTAATTTTCTAGAAAGGATTGATCTATTTATCAAAAATTCAATATTGGGTTTAGAAACAAAATCATATTCATAATATTCACTATTTCTATTTTCATCATCCTCATCATTCTGATCATCCTGATCCTCATCATTCTGGTCATCCTGATCCTCATCATTCTGGTCATCCTGATCCTCATCATTCTGGTCATCCTGATCCTCATCATTCTGGTCATCCTGATCCTCATCATTCTGGTCATCCTGATCCTGATTCTGATCCTGATCATTATGATCATCGTTTTGAATCTCATAATAATCATACTGATCATTGTTTTGATTCTCATAATAATCATTCTCATCGTTCTGATTCTCATAATAATCGTTCTGATCTTCATAATCATTTTGATTCTCATATTCATCATACTCATATTTTTCGATGGGTTCTAAAAGGTCAGGCATGGTATCATTATTAATATCATTATTAGCATTATTATCATTATTAGTTGTGAGTTTAACAGGAGTTAATGGAATTGACCAAGATGAGGTCAATCCATAACACATAATTGAGTTATTATTGAAAGAATTTTTACTAAAGTCAATAACTCCTCCGTTAGTTATTTTATTATCTGCATTAATGTTTGAAATAATATCAATAAGTTTTTTCATCCAGTCATTAGGTGGTTCTTTTCCAAAATTTAATGTAATATCAGCTTCACCATCAATCTCATCAGAACTTTCGGAGCTTTCTGAACTTTCGCTTTCAGAGCTTTCTGAACTTTCGCTTTCGGAGCTTTCTGAACTTTCGCTTTCAGAGTTTTCGCTTTCGCTTTCGCTTTCGCTTTCGCTTTCAGAGCTTTCAGAGCTTTCAGAAATTATATCAGAGGTAATATCAGAGGTAATATCAGAGGAGGTAAATGTAATATCAGAGGTAGTATCAGATGTAGTATCAGAAGTTGTATCAGAAGTAGTTGATGAAAGACCAGATGTTATTTCAGACGAATCTTTATCTTCACTAAAATATTTAGAAAATTCTTTATCAATCTTATTGTTATTAGCTTTAGTTAAATTTTCAAGCTCATTACACATATTTATAATACGTTCAACTTCTTCATTGAATAAACGATCATCAAGCTCTGATTTTGTTTCGTCTATAATCGTCTCTGTTTCAACTTCATATGAAATTGTTTCGCTGCTACTACTACTTAAACTACTGCTACGGCCTAGCTCACTACTACTACTACTATCATCATTATTTAAATTTAGTGTGTTATTCTCATATGTTTGAATAACATTGGTCCAATCTAAATAGTTATTGGTGCTGTTGTTATTGTTATTATTATTATTGTTATTATTAATGGAATATATCGACATTAAAATTTTATTTTAAAATACAGTATCTATCTTATATTAACAGGTGAAATAATAAATATAATTATATATAATTATATTATTATATTTATTAATTTTTTACCTAAAGCTTATTTAAAAAAAAAAAGATTAATAGAAATCGAATTCATCTTCTATAATTGTGTTTAAACATGGTATAAAATAAATTATCATTACATATAGAATTTTTTGTTAATTAAAAAGAGACACAACACCCTATTTAAAAATAGGATAATGGAATTAAATTTACCAAAGGTTATTTTATCGCATGATTCACAAAATTTAAGCAATATATCTTTACATTCTTATCATAAAGAGACGCTAAGAATATCACGTACTAGTGAAAATGAAAATCATATAAAAAAACAATTAGAACATGGAATTTATTTTAATATTTCTCTAATTAGCTTGACTGTTACTTTTAATCCAGAAATTAAGAGTATATACCTGGAAGATGTATATGTCTATAGAGGTAGTAATTCAATAATGCATGTAAAATTAAGTAATGATAATCGAATAAAATTGCAAAAAGCTTTAAATAGTTCTAACTTAGATATTTTTATTAAGAATTATGCTAATGTTGTAGATAATAACTGCTTTAGCAAGACAAATATAACGACTGATAAATTCGTATCTGGTACTAATAATATTGCAATTGGTTTTTCTTCTTATAGTGTGAGTAGCTCTAATATTTCTGCAGGTCAAGATAATGTAGCGATTGGATATCCTTCATTTTCTAAGAGTCAGCCGAATATGGCAGAAACTTATAGCATATCAATAAATAAATAATATAAATAATAAAAATGAATAAATAAATTGAATTATTTTTTTCTTCTTTTAAGTTCAGATCTGAAAAAAGATAATAATAATGAACCAGATAATGATTCACGATAAAATTAAGTGCAAGATTGGCATGCATGTTGGAAAAGAAGATGTGGTAAAAACAGCTAAAGAATTATTAGAATGTGAAGCATATGCGATTCAGCTCTATCTGAGTAATAAAACGTCATTTAGTCCTGGAAAACCACTATCAAAGCAAGAAGTAGATACTTTAAACAATTTACGTACTAATGATGGTTTGTATATCGTCGTGCATGGCAAACTTATCTTAAATTTCTGTCAGAACGATTTAAGGAATATTCCTGCACTAACATGTGACATGATTGAAGCAGCTAGGATTAATGCAGATGTTATCGTTCATCAAGGAAAGAATGTTAATAAATTAAGTAAGGAGGAAGCCTTAACTCTTTATAGTCTAAATATTCAAGAGGCAATAGATCAGACACCAAATCTAAAGACGAAAATTTTATTGGAGAATTCATGTCAACAGGGTACTGAATTGGGTTATAATCTAGATGATTTAGTAACTATCTGGAGGCTCTTAGGCATGGCCAGTCTTAGTGATGTACATGAAAATGGACTTATAACAAATTATCAGGAAAGGATTGGTTTCTGTCTGGATCTCTGTCATGCATATGTTGGAGGTATGATTGATATGAGAGATTCTAAGAGTGTTACTGATTTTTTTGAATTATTCGACCAGAAAATTGGACTACAACATTTATGTGTTATTCATTTTAATGATAGTGAGATAAAGTTTAATGGGCATAATGATTCACATTGTGATATTTTGATGGGATATATTGGCAATCCAGATGCACCTATTAACGGAAATTCTTTAGGTTTTAGAAAAATCGTGGAATATTCTTGTAAATATAATATTCCATTGATTTTTGAGACACCTGGTATAATCCCCATGAATCTTCAATTAGCCTTAGTTCAGGGATGGGCATTATCACACTCATTGTCAGACCCAAGACTAGATTTTGAAAACCAATATTTAATAATAACACAAGAGATTCGCAACTCTTTCTGTAATAATCCAAAGTCTAGAAAAGGAAGAAAAGCTGTTATGTTGCCAAAAGAAACTGTAACTGCTAAAGAAATTGTTAAAGAAGCAATTGTTAAAGATGCAGTAAAAGAAGAACAAAAAATTAAAATAAAGATTAAATTGCCTTTAATTGCTCCTAAACTTAAAAGCAATAGTACAAGTAGTACAAGTATAAGTGCTAGTGCAACAAGTAGTGTGACAAGTAGTATGACAAGTAGTGTGACAAGTAGTATGACAAGTAGTGCAAGTAGTACAAGTAGTACAAGTAGTTTAAATACAATTAGTAAGCCAAAATTAAAGATAATGAGGTTACCAATTAAGAAAGTACCAGTGGAATGTAGAAAAAGTGTAGAAAGTGTAGACTTAGAAAGTACAGAGTGTGCTATATGCAATTCTGTTGAGGAATGATAGCTCTATAAAATTAAAATAAAAATTGATTATATTTATTTTTATCAAAATACATTGATTTTCGAACAACAAAACAGAAATGGTCTTATTTAAGAATATTAAAGTATTTATTCGTTATTATTGGCGTAAGCTTGCATTGCAACTCACAGTTATTTTACACTTATTCTTTATTGGTCTCTTTCTTATTATCTATATTCCTCCGTCAAAAGTTGAAATTCCTGTTAACATTGATTGGACTCCATCAACATGTAAATTCGTAGGGTATAATTTTACTATACATGATGATATGGGAAGATCCTGTAACATTTCAGCTAATCCTTATTATACAGATTCATGTCGTGCATATGCTCTTGTATTAGGTGAATCATTAAATGCCAGTGTCTGCAGTAATAACATACTTACTTATAATATTGAATATTATAATCCAATTGGTGTTAATTTTACTCGTTTCGCAAGTGCTATAGAAACGCAGTATCCAGTTAACAAGACGATTAATTGTAGTATTAATAAGGATTGTAAAACGTTTCAGGATTTAGTCCCCAATACAGAAATGGAAAATTCATTCCTTGCATTTCTAGTCGTCTTTCTAGGAGTCAGTTCTTTAACGATTAGTGGTATTATTCTTATATATTCTTTAGGTCTAGCCATTAAAGATTACCAAGAAATTCAAGCTTCAGGATTACTTGGAAGATTGAATACTAGTAGCTCTGATAATAGCGATAATGCAGCATATGCTTCTCTCTAATGTTTGTTTAGATTAGCAAAGAAGAGAGTAATGACATATCTTCAGTATAATTTAAAATCTTTGTGTTAAAAACCTGGAGGATGTTTAACTTTCGTAATAATTTCCCATTTGAAGAACATAGTAAAATCATTGGGCAATAAAGCATCGATAATTTCGAGTGTGACTAGAGCAGGAAGTTCAAGATCCTGTAATCCGATACAAGCACATGCAGCCATTTGCTTAAATATTTTCTTATAGCCTACTTGATATGCATCTGTAAAACCAGGAATCTTGCTTTCAGTAAATGCGCGTTCATAAATATAATTAAAGACTTTTGGAGTTACGGCACTAAACATATCGGTTCCAAGACGATTTAATAGTGCGTTAATCTGTAGTAATCCAGCATTAAGATCTTTTTCATATTGTTCTTCTGTGAAATGCCAAAATTTTTTTCCCATTGATTCTTCGGAATAATGGTAATATATAAGCCAATCTAGATAAGTTGCGATATTGTTAACACATGATACATCCATATTAGTAAAAATAAAATCCAAATAAGAATGTGAATAAGATATTCCTGAATTATGTGTGTGCACCAGCACTGGATAATTATATTCCATTAGGATATTCAACCGATTTTTATCACCGTCTGTGCCAATTGGTCTAGCAAATAAAGCTAAATAACAATGATAGTCGATTTGTGAATTTATTGTGCACGAAACGAATATAGGAATTAAGTGTGTGTATTCATCTGGACAGGTCCTAATAACTGGTGCTAAATTTCTAATAGTTGTTCTAGCTGGTTCCCTACCATAAAATGGTTGATTGTCACATCGGCGAGATCCAAAATCATCAGCACGTTTAATCATTTCGGGTAGACATTCGACTAATACATTTATAATTCTGTGCGAATCAGGTGTGTTATTAAACACTATTTCTTGATTTTGATTATTATGTTTAGTTGCACTATTAATAAAATCGAACACTAAGTTGCGAGCTTTTTCATCATATCCAAGTAACACCTCTTTAATTTTTAGAAATTCTCTATCAGTAAGAGTTGAAGCTTTACCACATGCAATATCTTTACCAAGTTGATACAAATCATTTTGATAAGGTTGAATACGGTTTTTAGGCATCTCCTTTCTTTTTCTGTTTCTGTTTCCTTTTTAAAAAGGAAAGGCAAAGAAATAAAATAATTAGTCATTTTTTATATATAATATATCTTCGTCAATCTTTGCTGATCCGATGATATTTACGTTTCTTATCCATCGCATCTTCGCTTTTACTTTCATTCTCACTTATGCCTTTTTTTATATTCTTCTCTTTAATAATATTAGACCCATATTGGTTGGCTATTAATTGTTCACATCCATTTTCGCTCTTAATTAAAGAATCAGGAAGATTGAGCATGAGTTTGGCTAAACTATACAAGAGTTTAATATTAGTCGTACCAGAATAATCATCATATTCTGATAGTGTCTTTAATATTTTAATAACTCTCTCTTTGTCGCTACAATGCTTTTGTAAGAGATTGACAACCTCTTGATTGCAGTTAAAAAATTCATCATATGGATAATTAACTGTAATATCGTATGATTTCTGATAGTCTTCCCATGCATCACTTTGTATATCATAAGATATAAAATCTAAATCATCAACATCATCAATGTCAGCAAATGCTGTGTTCTCAACGATTTCAATATCTTCATTAGCTTTATCACTACTATCTTTAAGTGTGTATAAATTACCATTTAATTGATGATAATCAGGATCGAAATTATTGCTATCCTTACGCCAAACACGTACATTAACTAAATCCATAATTTCTGCCTTGATAGTCTCTTTATTCATCTTTTCTTTTATTGCTTTGCTCTTTTGAAGAGCTTTAGCAAATTAAAAATTTCAAATTTTTTATCGCGTTCGATAAAGAACACAAAAATAGCTTTTATCCATAGAAAAAGGGCTTGTCAGCTTGCTGCGCCTATTCTATTAGTTATAGTAAAGATTTATTAATTGTTGGGCTATATCGTGATCGATGCAATGGTCTGTAAGTGTATAGACACCATGTATTATTGCATCATGTAATGTTTTAAATAGAGCTAGATTAACTGATATTTCGTTACTATAATCAGATTGTAAAAGAATCTGATTATCTGTAATATTTTTGATAAGCAAGTTAAATCTGTTAACCTTGACAGTTGAGATTCGTGATAAGCGTAGCTGTTCTTTAATATAGTTCTGGTATAATAGAGCTTCATCTTCGAGTTTTATAATTTCATCATAGATTCTGTTAATTCGTTCTTTTTCTTTTTCTACATACTTCGTGTTCCACATAACGTCGTCACTATTTAATTCATCTTCAATATTAATAATAAGAGTATGATAATTCTCGATTTCTTTGTTGATCTGTCTGATTTTTTCTTCCATTCTTTCTGACCTCTTTCTATCTTTTATCTTATAAGATAAGAAAATTAAAATTAAATTATCAATTTATAAATTTATTATAAGGTTTCAAGATCGATCTCTTCTATCTGATTATTAGC